CCGTCAAAATAAATGCGTTACCATGTAGGTGCATAGAAGTAATTACTTGCTCAATGAATTCTAGTCTTGTTTGTTCTGGGTTTGGAGTATTAATCCATGCTGGAACATCTCCATAAACTGATGCATAAGATAAACGATTGCGTCCTCTGCGTACATAAGCACCCATTGGCAATGAAGAAATAGTATCTCCAAGTAGTCTTACACATGCATAAACGGTAGATGTACGAATAGCAGACTCTGTGTCAACATATGTACCTGTATTGGCTACACCAAATAAAGGACGAGGTGGAATCAGTGGAAGTATATACTGACTGTTCATATCTCTGGCTTCCCCAGATGCCTTTAGTCTTTTAGATAGACTCATATAATTACCCTTTTCCCTTAGTTAATTTTACCATGTGCTTATTGCTACTCGCTTCCAAGTATTGGTTGCTGTACAGATATAAATATAATCAGCATCCCAAGTAATAGTTCCAGTAACACCTGTAGCAGAAGCAGAGGCTGGAGTCTTTGTAGTAAGTTGGAAATCTCCATTAATTTTTACATTATTCGTATCAAACTCACCATAGATTAATGGACTTGAGGAACTACTATTCTCAATATAGAGTTTATTGCTTCCCGTCTCATTTTTACCAGAATGGTATCCTAAGAACACATTGTCAGTACCTGTAGAGTTTTGTCCTGATTCAGTACCAATATAAACATTTCTATCAGAAGTATATGCATTTTGTGCTGCTCGTCTTCCAACGAAAACATTGCCAACACCAGTTGTATTGATTGTGGCTACAGGAACGCTAAATCCTGATCCCGCAAGAAGACCAGCAGGTAGGCCAAAAGTACTAAATATTAATACTGTTGAAGTTGTTACTCCACCTTTGAATCCAGTAAGTGTTACGCTTGTAACTGCTCCACCTGATACTACAATTGTTGCAGGAATATTAGAAGTCGCTGGTGTTACACCGTTTGATGCTAAATTAACTGCAGTGTAAGTTCCATCAGTATAACCAGAACCACCTGTAATTGTTCCAAGTGTTGCAATATTATCTGACACATTGACTCCAGCCTGCTGTCCAAGTACTGTATTTGTATTTCCAGTAACATTGTTAAGCATTGTTCCTGCACCAACAAAGGTATTTTGTGAACCAGTAGTTATATTTCCTGAAAGATTTCCTATAGCAGTGTTAGCAATAGCAGTTGTTGAATATCTTAAAGCACCTTCACCCTGTGCCTGGTTATTGGATCCAGTTGTCTGAAATTCTAATGCATTTGCTCCAAGAGCAACATTGCCTGTTCCAGTTGTAACACTCTTTAATGCGTTAGCACCAATACCAATTTGATTGTTTCCTCCTGTAGCGTTTTGCATTGCAGCAGAACCAATAGCAATATTATTACTTCCAGAAGTTAGGAATTCAAGGGTATTGTTACCAAAAGCCATATTTCCAGTACCAGTGGTACTATTGAGAAGTGCAGCAATACCAAATGCGGAGTTACCTTCACCACTTGTATTTGCTTTCAGAGCACCTGCGCCAACTGCGGTGTTATAGGAACCAGTGCTGTTCTGTAGAGTGTCTTTTCCTAAAGATGTATTAAATGATGCTGTTGTTCCTGCTGCTTGAGAGTTATTGCCAACTGCAGTATTTTGTGCACCAGTTGTATTATTTTCCATAGCATTAAAGCCAACAGCAACATTTTCTGTACCTGTTGTATTGTCCTGTAATGCATGATATCCAACTGCAACCTGAGAATTTGTTTCAGTTACAGAAAGTGTTCCAGTACCAATAGCAACATTGTAACTTATATTGGCACCTGATGCTCCATTTAGTGCTGCTGAACCAATTGCGGTATTAAAACTACCTGTAGCATTGTTATAAATAGCAAATGTACCAACACCAACATTCTCAGTACCAGTTGTATTGTATCTGAGTGACTCAGTACCAATAGCCATATTATTGCTACCAGTTGTATTGTTATCCATAGCACGACCACCAATAGCAACATTTTGATTACCTGTTGTGTTGCTTGAAAGTGTATCAACATTACCAATTGCTACAGAGCCAAATTCTGCTGCTGCACCTTTGCTTATATACATTCCACCAAGTGGTGATGTTGAATCTAAGACAATCCCTGAAGTTATTTGTGGAGTACCAGCGTTTAGTACAAAAGTACTTCCAGTTCCCGTCGCATTTGCAGGATTAATAGAAGATGTTCCTGATGTAGATAGAATTGGTCCTGCTGTTAATTCAGGTCCCGTCGCTCCTGTGGCACCAGTTGGTCCTGTAACACCAGTTACTCCAGTAGGCCCTGTTGGGCCAGTAGCACCAGTAACACCTGCATCACCAGTAACACCTGTAGGACCAGTTGGCCCAATATCACCAGTTACTCCTTGAGGACCAGTCGCTCCTGTTACACCAACGGGACCAGTTACACCAGTAGCACCAGTATCACCAGTAACGCCTTGAGGTCCAGTAGCACCAGTTACGCCAATAGGACCAGTTGAGCCTGTGGCTCCTGTAGGTCCAGTATCGCCAGTAACTCCTTGAGGTCCTGTTGCGCCTGTTGCACCAGAAGGACCAGTTGGTCCTACGATACCTGCACTAAATACTACGAATAAAATATTTAAGTTATTACCAAAGTTAGTTGTTCCTGTTCCACCTGATGTTACAAGTGTTACTGGAATCTCAACATAACCTGTTTGCAATGTTGGCGTTCCATTTACTTCCCACTTTTGAAAGTTGTTAGATAATGAAGAGTCTTGAATAATTAAAGTATCGTTGTCTTTGATCAAAGCCAAGAAGATATCAATATCAAAACCATCTTTGTCAATGTGGCTCACATTTAATTGTGTTGCAGATGTTTGTGTTGCATTGTTCCAAAGAAGATATGTATTACCAGGATCACCTGATGTAGAAGTTGTATTTGCTTTATAGTCATAAAAGTTAGATGATCCACCGTCTGCTCCTGTTGGTCCCGTCGCTCCTGTGACACCAGTAGGTCCAGTGCTTCCTGTTGCGCCAATTGGTCCTGTTGAACCTGTACTTCCTGTGGGACCTGTATCTCCTGTAACACCAATAGGTCCTGTAGAGCCTGTTGCTCCTACTGGTCCAGTGCTTCCAGTTGCTCCTGTATCTCCAGTTACGCCTTGATCTCCAGTTACACCAGTTAATCCTTGTGGGCCAGTTGCTCCAACTGCACCACTTACTCCTGTAGCACCAGTTGCTCCTGTGCTTCCTACTGGACCTGTTACTCCTGTAACGCCAGTTAATCCTTGTGGACCAGTTGGTCCTGTACTTCCTGTGGTACCTGCTGGACCTGTTACGCCTGTAGGTCCTACATCACCTGTAACACCTTGAGGCCCTGTTGATCCAGTTGCTCCTGCGGGACCTGTACTTCCTGTTGGTCCAGTGCTTCCAGTTGCTCCTGCGGGACCTGTACTTCCTGTTGCTCCTGTGGCACCTGTTGGACCAGCACCACCTTGTGGACCAGGTGCAGTGACTGTAACAATGTTGTTTGTTTCGTTAACAACTACTTGATTGCTTATTGATGTCATTATCTTGTTACCTCTCCACTGACTGTTACTGTTCCTTGAATTAAACGAGTTCTAACTCCACCAGTGCTTAGTTCTAAATCATAAACATAAAGACCTGCATCAATGGCTGCTTGCTCATCTGTTGCTACTAAATTTAATGTTCCTGTAGCACCAACAATTGTGATGCCACCATTTGAAGTTGATAGAGTCAGTACAGGAGTATCAGAATCAAACTTACGACGAACCTGCATCTCTGCTGTAAAGCCAGTTAGGTTAATTGGTGTACCATTTGGATCCTTATAGACTATTTGTAATGTCCATGTAGATCCTTGATCAAGAGTAAAGTTATATATGCCTGCAATTGCCACGATTACTCCTTTTCCGTAATATAAACTAAAAATAAGCCTAATGCTATAAAACTAACTGGTGGAAAGATTAGGAAAAGTCCATATGTTGCAAGACCTACGCCAGTAACCTCTGTTATTACTGACCAGTCTATTTTTAGTTTTTTCATTATGCTCCTATATTGAATGAAACCTTGCGACAGGTTGTTTAGGTGGCTTTGGTGCTGTTGCACGATCATAGCCAAATATTGCTGCTACAGCAGCGTCAATCTTACGCTTATTTGTAGCCTTTGCTACCATCAGACCTCTTGAAGAAGTCTTGGTAACTGTGTTTGATATATGTCTGGCAAGTCTTTCATCACCATCATGAGTAAATGATTGATTCATAATTGCCTCGTAAAATTTCTGTGTTGCGGGAACCATACGCTCTGCTGAGTTTGGATAAGAAACTACTGGCATACCTTCCTCATCAAGTAACATAAATGTTCTTGACCAACGAGCAGGATCAAAGGTAACTTCTCTGACACTTATATTTGGATCTCTATAAGTATCAATAATAGTCTTTTCAACCTCTGCAATTGGCACTGACCAAAGTGGATCTGGGTCTACTTCTGGTAGTTCCCACAAGCCTACTATCTTTAAGTGTGGCTTTTCTCCACCTAAGTACCAGGCAATTATAGCAGTAGAGTCGTTTGAAAAAGCACCATCAAAGGCCAAGATAACATCTTCTCCAGGAATGATTTCTCTATCCTTAAGTAGCAGTGCATCCCAAGCATCTGACGGAATCCAAGATTGACCTGTAGAGGTCCAGATATTTAATCTCTTAGTTTTAAATTCTGATTCAGGTGTAAGCAATGACGCTGAAAGCATATCCTCTTCAGAAACGATATCGCCCATTGAAGGATTTGCTAAATACCAGTTATTAGGATCCTTGTAGTTGAGTTTTTCATCACCTTGATACCAGGCAAAGAAGAAAGAAGGGTCTTCAATCTCACCTTTTGCTATCTGAATTCCTCTGTTATACATCTGAAAACAAATAGAATCCTTACCTGCAGAGTCATATTTAGTACCTGCTGTGGTGATTGCAACCAACATTGGCTCTAATCTTGCACCCATAGATAGTGATAAAACATCGTAAAGTTCTCTATTTTGCTGTGCATGTAACTCATCTATAACAATAAAAGTAGAGTTTAAACCTTCTTTTGTAAAGGATTCAGATGATAATGCTCTATA